AGCTAGAGTTGGCTAGGTCGGCGGGAGGAGGGCAGGATCTTACAGCATTAGAACGGCAACTTGCTGCTACAGGATTACAGCCAGGTACTCCACAATACCAGCAAGCAATGTGGAAGTTGCTTACAACTCCTAAGACTAATGTTGAGACTAATGTAACTACAGGTAAGAAAGAACGTATACCGATACCTGCAGGTGCTCCTTCTGGTGCTATATGGAAGAATCCTGAAAAACCGGGAGAAGGTATGTTAGTACCTGATCCTAACAGCCCAACTCAGATGAGAGAAGTACCACACACGGTTGCTACAGCATCTACCGCAGGAGAAGCAACAAAGGAAGCACAAATACAGAGTGTTGGTGGTATGTTGTCTCGATATGGGCAACTATTAGATGCAGATGATACAGATCAATTATCTGGAATGGGCGGACTCTGGACAAAATGGCGTGCAAGACCAGAGTGGCAATCAGCTACCGCAGATAGTGTAGCAAATTTCTTTGGAAACGAAATAACGCCAGATGCTGCTGAAGCAATTGTTCTTAGTAGTAAGATCGAGAAAGAACTAATAGCAGCAATGAGAGGCGCTGCTGTAGGCCCAGAAGAAGAAAAGAATTTTGTACCTAGTTTACCTGTACTTGGTACACCTAAAATGGTACAAAAAATAAACGCTAAAATTACTGAGGCTAATATAGAGTATCTTAATGAGCGTGCAGAATATAATCGAGGTAGACGTAATGTTATGCCTACCTTGCCTGAGTATGAGCAGATAAGATTAGAGGCTACACAGGGAAGTAGTCCACAATCTGCGACTCCAGGGGCTGTAAACAATTCAGATGCTGCCAGAAGAGCACGAGTAGAAGCTTACTTACCAGGAGTATTTAATAATGCCCCTTAATACTGAAAATATGACAGCCCAAGACGCTGGTGATGTAGCCTGGGCGATAACTCAAATTGGCGATGTTAAAAATATGGCTAACTGGAATGAGTCTCAGTTAGCCAGGCTACAAGCAGGAATAGATTACTTTGATAATACTTTTGGTTTAGAGAATGGTCCGAAAGTCTATCAAATGGCTATGCAAGGGGCAGAAGCTACAGACAAGAAAGATGTTCTAAAGTATGAACAACAACTTGTAAAGCATGTAAATTCTCTTGCTGCCCTTGCACCAACAACTCCACCAGAATTTGAACCTGATACTGGTGCTGCTTTTAATAAAGGACTACAGTCTGCATTAGCCGGATACTTCCCTGACAATGAAGCTAATAAAGCATTGGTTAGAGAAGCACAAGCAAGGTCAGAACAGAATCCTATTGCTGCAGGTGCAGGAAAGTTTATAGGTGGAATGTTACCTGCTGTTGGTGTTGAAATGGCCTTGGGTAAAATTCCTGGTGTAGGTAAAGCACTTAATAAAGTAATACCAGGTAAAGGTTTTAAAGCTCTTGCTGCACGGGAAATGTTAATGAATCAAGGTCCGACTGCACGAGCTATAGCTGCAGGCGGTATTACAGGTGCTATTAATAGAGATGAAAATGCTTTAACAAATGCTGCATTTGGTGGTATATTTGCAAAAGGTGGGGAAGCTTTACTTGGACGTATGGCTACAAAGCCTAGTAATAGGAGTAAAGCAGATCAAACATTTATAAAGAAAATGGAAAAGAAAGGTTATTGGGCTAGTCCAGGTTTAGAATCTGGAAGAGCACAAGCTATGATGCTAGACCAAGCATTAGAGAAGAGTGCGAATACTGCACATCAGGTTAAAGCTAGATTAGACCATAACAAACAGTTATTAACTGAAAGTGTAGCTGAACAAATAGGTTTACCTTCAGGAACAAAGCATTTAGGTTTAGATGTAATTGATAGGCAACGAGAAGTATTAAATGATAAATTAGATACTTTTTATGCTAAGGTAAAACCTAATTTTAAACCTAAAGACTTAAGTATTATACAACAAATTAAAGACGATTATATAGATGTGATGGGAGAAGATATCCCTCGAGATCTAGAGAAAAGACTCAAGGCTTATACAAATACAGTTAAAAGACAAACACCATCAGAAGGAAATGAAAATATTCGAAAGCTTATTAAGATAACATCTGATAGAGCACATTTTCATTATACAAACCAAGCTGGTAATCCAGAAGCTGCGAAAGGTTTTGATACTTTACATAAGTACTTAACCAAACGTATGGGAGATTTTGGTACTTCAAAACAAGAAGTTAAACAATGGAGAATTGATAGTGAACAGCAAGGATTACTACTAGATTTAGTTAAAACAGATAAAAATATGCTTACAACAGGTGAAGCAGATCCTGCTGCAATAATGAAAATATTTAATGAAAGTGGGACACATAAAATTGCAGCTATTCGAAGACGGCAAGATATGTTTGATGCTGCTAAGTTTGCTTTAATGCAAAGCAAATCGTTTATAAGTAGTCAAGCAATGCGGTCACGGTTAGGTCAATATTTTAGACCTAAACAGCGTACTTCGAATATGGGTACATTAGCTGACTTAGCTTCATCTTCACAAATACCTCTTATATCTACAATACCTACTGCATGGTATCTTTCTCGAGGTGCAAAAGGTTTACTTCCATCGGGTGCAATACCATTTGGCGGAAATGTAGGCGGGGCATATGGTGCAGCAGGTATGCCCAGCCTTGAATTTTTACCTGGCCTTCTCGGAGGAGGCGTAACAGAGGAAAACTTATAATTGGCCTACACTACCCCAGTTAGGGCCCACCTCCAACCCCATCCTAACTGGGACTTTAAGGCGAATGGCTGTCTCCATGATCGTACGTAGCTCTTCGAACTCCACGCGAAGATCTGGATGATAACTTAAGCAGATTTCATCATGTACGCTGATATGGGGATAGCCAGTTTTTTTGAATATACCAGACTTATAAGCATCTAACATTCCTTTCTTCATTAAGTCTGCCGCACTACCTTGTAGCACACGATTGATAGCTTTATATGTGTCTGCTACTTGTATATTCCCACCCCACTTAGACTGGGCTATAGGTAACAAATAAGCTTTACCTCTTAAGCCTGGCTTGTTCTCTTCCCACAGCCTAAATCTACTTTTTCTCCCAAGGATAGTCTGCACTTCATACGGCGGTCTACTGGCTTCGATAGAGTAAGCCTTTAGCATGTTGGCCGCCGCTGGGAAGTTCTTTTGGTAGGTACGATATACTTCCTGTGCTCTACCCTTGGGATCTGGGTCATCGGGAAAGAATTGCGTAAGTTGAGCAGTAAGCTTTGTTTTACCCATTCCATAGAGTAATCCAAAGTTAATTGTTTTCATAGCAATTCTAGGTATATTGCCACCCACTATTTTTCCTACCATAGCATGGAAGTCTGTATCTGCTTTTTGATATGCCGCAATAATTGTAGGATCTTCACTAAAGTGAGCAAACAACCGGTACTCAATTTGAGAATAATCCATAGAGGCAAATAACGGATAACCCTTCTCAGGGCAAAATATACCTCGTATAATCGGCGCCCATTGCGCATCTCTTTTTGGTATTTGTTGTCCATTAGGCTTTGAACAGCTAAACCTTCCGCTAATTGTTCCACCAGCATCACTTCTAAGAGGATGTAATGATGGATATATTTTCCCATTAATCGACTTTCCCAATATTGCATTTTCAATGAAGGTTCCTCTTGCTTTTATAAGTTTACGTAAGTCTAGAACTTGACTAGCGATTGCATGATTACAAGCATGGAGCCAGCTAGAAGTAAAACTAGGGTTACCCTTGTCAGTGTGCTCATAGTCTACTCCTACGTTGTTAAATAGTTTTGCTAAATCTTTACTAGAGTTTACATTTATTTTGATACCTGTAGTTTGTTGCAGTTGTATTTTCATTAGATGTTCTGCAGTAAGCATTTCATCCCGAACTTCCATAGCTGCAGGTTCATTTACTGGTAGCCCCCGCCTTCGCATATGAATCAGCAATGGAATTAACTCACATTCCATTACGAATAGATCCCATAGATTCTCTCGTTTAAGAGCGGGCCATTGACACTCGAAAATACGTAAAGGTAGCTCTGCATCTTTTATAGCATAGGGTGCAACGATACTCTCGGGCATTCTCCATAGATTCTCTCTTGGTTCCTTACTCCAGGGCCAATGCTCTTTATTATATTGCTCTATTTCACTCTTTGCTTTCGCTATCCCAAGGTAGTGCATTGCCAAAGCATCTAGAGAACTAGAGCGCCGCTTACCTTGACTAGTAAGCATGTTATCGTCTAGTAATGCTTCTGCGAACTGTATATCATATGGCGTCCCTGTGGGATATATTCCTAGTTCCGACAGCCAACCTAAGTCATATTGTAGGTTAGCACCGACAAGAGGTATTCCCGTTGATAAGGTATCACGAAGATATTGTATCACCTTGGGTATAGGGTCTTTGCCTATTGGAATATACCAACCTGGCTGTCCCTTTACAGCTAACGACACCCCCAATACATGACCTACTCCACGGCCCCAGCCCGGCCCGTCTTCTATGAGATATGGGTCATAGGTCTCTGTGTCTAAAGCTATGAGTTTAGCGTCAGTTAAATTAGGTAGATTCATGTCGGTTATTCCAAACGTCTTTAGCTGCTGCAATTATGATATCGTGCTGAGCTCTACTATTCCACCCATGAAGTGGATCTGGACCGGTGGCACCACAGTTGAGGCATTCGACCCATGGCTGGCCACGAATAATTTTACTCAGATCTTCTGATCCACAGAATGGACATGGTTTAAGTTTCATTTCTGTCTCCTATAGTAGAAAGGGTTCGGTGCTACAGCATCATCTTGTGAGAAACGATTACCTTTACTGCTATTTTCAGATTTTGTTAATATCTGTAAATTATCAGCACAGTGTAATCCAGACACATTAACTCCTCGTATTGGTATGATATGATCTACGTGACGTTGTATGCCATCTAGCTTTGTTAGCACATGTGCTTCTAAATAAAAGGCATCGATCTCAGCAGTCTCTTCTGCTGACTTTGCCCATTTAGGTAATGCCCTAAGCTTTTTTGCCTGATATCGTTGCTTGTTTGCGCTTGCTCGCTCTGGGTTATTTCTTGCCCAAGCATAGGCAGCTTCATTTGCAGTAGCTCGGCCTTCTTCTGTAGCTCTATATTTATGTACAGCTTCCCTTGCATAAGCTCGGCCCTCTGGTGTAGCTCTATTTTTATGATTGGCTAGGTTAGAAGCTTCCCTGCTACATTCTTTACACTTTAGATTTAACCCATCTTTTGCGCGTCTATCTATACCAAACTTGTCTATGCTTAAACATCTTTGACAAGTACTACATATTTTATAGCCTGCCGGAACGTTAGCTCTAGCTTTATTTTTAGCTTTAGCTTTAACTCTCTTTTCAGCTCTTACTGTTTGATATGCTTGTGCAATCTGTTGTGCTATGTTTTGTTCTGTGACACTCATTTCTGTCTCCGAATTAAGGCTATATTAGTATATAGCGATATACCCCTGGTCTCCTGTGAGCTCCTGTGAGCTCTCCGTTTTTTTAGCCTAGCTTACCCCCTTGCCTTTCTTTCCGGAGGCGACCACCGCCCCGTTTGGCCTGCCTGGTCGAGTTTTTTCATCAGCTTCTCCACGCTTTTGCTATTGGATGGAAAGGTACTTCATCCTTCGTTAAGTAGGCATATTCTATAGTAACTACCCTACCAATATACTGTGGTGCATTCTCTGCTACTAAGTGTTTTTCATTATGTGTACCAGGTGCAGTAGCACTGAATTTCTTTCCATTTCTTACTTGCATGTGTAGTATACCCCAACCATCTGGTGAGGTAGTAACATCAATAACTATAAACTCTTTGTCTTGCCAAGCTTTGAGTTTAACTAATGTATTACTTCGCTTGCCATCTTCATACCCCATGTCGCCTATTCTTAAAATGGCCCCTTCGTATTTCTCTTCTCGAAACTGATCAAAATAAGATATAGCCATTTCATATGAGTCTACAGCTATAGTTTCTACTAATGCTGTATTGTGCCCATATCTATATTTTTCTAATATAGTTAACCTTTGTATAAATGGCTCAGGAGATACCATATCATATATATGATATTTTAGCCATTGTGTTCCTAACTGTTTTCTTTTAATCCAACTAACTATAGTCTGTAGTGATTCGCCATGTGCATATACTTCGCCATCTAATATAGTACCTTCTGGTATGTTTAGTTCTGCTAAGATATGATCAATAGTTTTTATTCTTTTACCATTCCTAGTATATGCAATAAGTTCGCCCTCTATATTTGCAACTAGGCAACGGTTACCATCATACTTTCGCTGTATAAAAGCATCAGTATATTCTATATTTTTGACTTTCTTGAATGGCTGTGCCAACATAGGCCGGGGCAGCGCTATTGCGTTAGTTCGGCCGGACATAGCTTCCTCAATGTCCGTTACATAGCCCTTATCCAGTTGCTTATTAATCTTTGCAGCTATTTCCAATGCTACTTGCTCCATTATAGAGCGCCCGGACTGGTTAGCAATTACTTGACTGGTTTTGTATTGTAATGCCCCTCCCAGTTGCCCCCAAGAGATAGTAAAGCCTTTCGTTTCTGCGTCTATGCCCCAAACCCGAAGATCGCCTTTTACATCTTTTGCAAATAAAGTAGTCATAGTAGTATTATCTCTATGTTAAAGTGATTGCAGATTTCATAAGTAAGCTCAGGCCTCCATTTAGCAGATGCCTCTTGTTTACTTACAACTCGTTGGATACCTATTTGTGCTAACTTAGCCATACAGTTACTGCAAGGTAATGTTGGCCAAATATAGGCAGTAATAGGTGATTGATTAGCTTGTAACATTGCATTCTCTTCTGCATGTATTGTTATAGCTAATCTATTTTGTTTGTTAAAATTATCTAAGCCTCTAGGATAACCATTATAACCGGTAGATATTATCCTATTACATTCATCGACGAGCACACATCCTACTTGGCGTTTAGGATCCTTACTCCACGATGCTATAAGCTTAGCCATAGCTAAGTATCTTCTATGCCACTTCATTAGCCTGTATTCAGTAATGCGTTGATGGGTGGGTGAGATGTGTAGTCTTTCAATACAGCCATATTCGCTGTAAAGTTATCTATAGTAGCCATAGGGTCTAGCATAAGTGTAGGCAAAGCATACGGCTTTCTTGCTACTTGCATCTTAACTAGTAACTCATGATTTTCATAGATATGACAATCCCCAAGGAAAGCATGTAGCATATTCGGCGTTAGATTACACTCTTGTGCTACTAATGACAGTAGAAGTGCATAATAGGCTATATCAAATGGTAAGCCTAACATTAAATCTACACTTCGCATATTAAAACTTAGTGATAGTCCCCAGTCGTCCACATAGAACTGAAAAGCATAATGGCAAGGCGGTAGACATCCCAAGTGGAGCTCTCCTGGATTCCACATAGTTACAAGATGGCGGCGGCTTGTCGGATCTTCTTTGATATTGTCTACTACTTGACGTAGTTGATCTATACTACCTTGGGGACCTTGCCAATCACGCATTTGTGGGCCATACACTCTACCCATATCTGTGTCACCAGACCAGCGTTTGGCATCTTGTAACCATATAGCTGAGCCCATCTTACTTGCATCTGTTTCAGCTCGTAAAAAGCCTGCTAACTCATTAGCACAGCTTTTAAAATATAACTTCTTTGTAGTTACTGCTGGAAAAGTATCAGCTATACTGATGGCAAAGTGCTGTCCAAATTTAGATATAGTTGGTCCAGCTCTGGTATTTCGCCGATTTCCAGATAGTAGTACTTTATCCAGAAGGGCAAGATAGTTATACATCTTTTAAATCCTTACTTATAAGCATTGCATAACCAGCTATATCATCCCAATGATCTTTATGTTTATGGCTACCAGCTAATATTCTAGCTAGCTTATGACATATCATGTCAATTGCCTCTCTTTGATCATAGGTTAGACAACCCCAATTCTGACTAATCATACATACTTCTTTTAGTTTTTGTGCTGTTTCTGCATGATCGCTGAATATGCCATGTGTTGTCTGTCGTTGGATAAGAATTTCTTCAATAGTCATCATTTATTCTCTTCATTACTTTTTTATGTACTTGATTCCAAGCTACATCAAACTCTTCTTCAGTTATTCGTAGCGTGTTAAGGATATTACAATAGAATTTCATAATATCTGCTAATTCATGTACTATCTTTTGTCTATTACATTGTTTCTTTTGTACCCTCCATACTTTCCAATTAAACTCTTGTAAAAGTTCTGTAGCTTCTACTATTAGAGCAAGTACATTTTCTCTTATAGCTTCATCTCCTATACCCATAGGATGAGCCATAAGCTTTTGTAACTGTGCTTGCTGTTTAAGGTATTGTTGTAAGTTCATAGTTAAAATGTATACCCAAGGATAGTAGGATATTTGTCATAGTACCCTACTCTAATCTGAGTTGGATGACGGAGTTCAGTTTGACGTTGTAAAGCTTCTGCTACTGTGTTTGGGCATTCACCTCCTGCACGTTGTTTCCACCATTGTTCAGCTTTCAGCCTTGGGTATCCTTTATGCTGGAAAGCAATCCACTCATGATAAAGGATAAACGGACCACAGGTATAGCTTACTTTAAATGACGGCGTTTTGCCGGCTTTATGATGTTTACTATATCTTATATGCTGAATAGTTTTAGTAAACACCTTTTTCTTTTCTTGCAGCACTGCTTCTGTTGAGGCCTGTGTTACAAGCTTAGTTTGTATAGTAAAAATATGATCACAACTCGGACATTTTTTAACTCTTATATGTACTATCTCAGCACATTTAGGACATACTTTTGTAAAGCCATTACCACCTTCTCCTTTCTTAGCTCTACCTTTCTTCTTGATATATACATTATCTACTGGGCCTAGCCTAGCTACGTTACCTGCAAAGTCTAATACTAAACATTTATCTTTGCCAGGATTAATTCGCATACCCCGGCCCAACATTTGTACATGCAGCACAGGTGATTGGGTAGGCCGCATCATTACAATCATATCCACATTAGGTGCATCAAAGCCTGTAGTTAATGTTTCTACAGACACGATAGCTTGTAAATAGCCCGCTGTGAATAAATCTAGCAAATGTTTCCTATCAAAGTCTAGTTTACTATGTACTGCAGCTGCAAGTATACCTGCTCTATTTAGCTCTGCTGCTATGTGCTCACAGTGCTCAATATCAATAGCAAATACTAGCCAAGACTTACGTGATTCTTTAAACTTTATAAGCTCTTTAACTATTCGTTTAGTTATATGCACATGATCTAATCTTCTACTTAGATCAATCTTACTATAGTCTCCTGCAAGTATCTTTAAGCCTTTTGTATCAAGAACATATTCTGTAGCTTTTGTAGATAATAAAGCTAAATAGCCTTCTTGTATAAGCTTTTGTATCTCTATATTATATATGATCTTATCGAAAAGATGCCCTTCAGTTAATAGTCCATGCCCTCTCCGGAAGGGCGTCGCAGTTAAGCCAAGTACCTTCACCTTGGGGAATTTCCCAAGGAATGTACGATACCGGCCTTCGCCTTCCGGTGGAATTAAATGTGCTTCATCTACAATTATAAGTCCGTACTCTTGAAAGAGGTGTGCTTTCTTATATACCGATTGTATGCTAGCCACAGTGAATAGCCTAAATTGACGAGAATTAAGACCGGCAGAATAAACACCAACACTAGTAGGACATAGGTAATCACGAAGAATGCGAGCATCCTGTCGAATAATTTCTTTTGTATGTGTGAGGATAAGAATTTTCTCATTTGGAAACCTTTTATGTGACTCAGCACAAAAACCAGCAAGAATATGTGACTTACCTGAACCTGTGGGTGCACAGATTAAAGGATTGCCTGCATCTTTATTATAAAAATATTTAAAGATGCTATCTATAGCTTCTTGCTGGTACGCTCTAAGCATTGGCATAAGAATCATCTACCTCTAAAATTCGACATGCCCATGCTCCTTTGTTTGTACAAGCATTAAAACCATCTTCACCTTTTATAATAACCTTGACTGCAAATCCCTCTTCTATAAGTTGATCTCGTGCAACTTTACTAGGTATGTCCCCATCAAATAGTGGCCCAATTTGATATAAGACACGAAGTGTATCTATTTCACCACTTGTCATCTCTTGTACTCGCACAATTAGTTTACAAGCACTTGCGAGTTCATCTTTACTTGATAAATCGATAGACTCGTGTAAAATACTAAGCAATTTTTGCAATTTCATACACAACTTTCCCATTCTTTACAGCCAGTTGGAACAGATTTAGTATGGCCTTTGGCACATGTTAACTTGTCAACGCCCATACTTGCATATTTACAGCTACGGCACACTTTATTAGGTACGTCGTTACCATGGCATATACCATTCATGCTGCATATCTTACAGGTCCACCAGTCTACTCCACCAATACGGTTAGGTGGGTCTGTAGCACCTATAACAGATAAAGCTCTAGCTTCATAGTTACTGACAACAGTAGGCTCAAAAACTATTCGCTCAAAATGTCGTTCTTCTGTGTTTTTATTCACAGCTACAAATAGTATACGAGTTAGATCTAAGTATCCTGCATATAGTTGTCCTTGAACCCAATAAGCTGGATTAGATTTTTTAATGCCTTTTTTGCAGTATACTTTCCAATAAGCATCTGCCATTGTCTTGATTTCTAGTAAATGTTTTGTCTTCTCCGCTCCTGGTACCCCGCTAGCGATACCGTCTATATGGCCTTTAATGACTCCACCAAAGATAGATATTTCTTTCTGTTGGTCTGTAACAGTACAGCCGATCTTTTTTAAATCTCGTACTATACGATGCTCTTCCCAATCACCACGTTCCCATAGTCTAGCTACCCTTGGGGGAATGGGGTTTCGGTAGGCATCATGCAATACATAGTACAAGTATCGATCACACTCATGCCCAAGTTGAGAAATCCCAAGGTAGCCGCGGTGATCCGAGCTTGTGTTAAGTGCTTCAATGTGGGCATTGATTAGGTCTTTATAGATTATTTTAGCCATGGTCTTCTTCCGTAATTGATATATATTCATCTACCCAGTCACAAACTTCTTGGTAAGATGAAAAAGGATTCATACTGACGGTTATTTTATCCCAACATCTGCATAATGGATTTGCATAAGCTCCCCATTCACCATTATCTTGAAGGATATAATAACCTTTATATTCTTCTACCGAAACGTTGTGCATTTATACCTCCTAATGCCTTACTAGCTAACACCTCCGAACAGGCTCGTTTTCCCTAATGGTAGAACGAAAATTAGCTAGTAAGGACTTTTTAACTTATACCCAAGGGGCTTCTTCAGTAGCCTCTATGGCCTCTACGGCCTCTTTGTAATTACTGACAGTATTACTAGGAGCATAGGGGCCACTAGCGGGCCGGATCGTGACACATGCGCTTATTGGGATTCCGTGCAGTTCTTGTGTATTTTCAATAAGCGGTATACCACAAGCAATGCAAATCTTACTTAAATCACGTTGTGCGATTTCCACAGCCTTGGGATTCGGATTATCTAGGTTGAGGTTAGCCCAAAGAAGTTTGTTTACATGCTTACCTTCTATGATCTTAAAGGTTAATTTAAGATAGTTGCCGTCTCCCTTTTTTGTGTTCATCATTACACTGTCTGTAATGATAACATTATAACGGCCAGCAGGTATAGGAGTAAATTCTTGCGCGACTTTTGACGCATCAAATTTTAGTGTTGTCATTAGGTTATTACCTTTTTAAATATGTCAGTTAAGTTTGGTTTTTCTGCTTCATTCAGTTTACCTGAACGATCTTTTGCTAGATATTGTATGTTTGGTTGTGTTTGTAGGTAACGTTCACCTTCTTTGGTTACTCTCATGCAACAAAGTATGTCCATGAGATATGGAAAGTTTTGGGTATACATCTGCCCCGGAAGCATGGGACCGAAGCGTATAGTATTAGCTATACTATCTGTAACACACCCTTGTTTTGCTGTAAAGACTACATGCATTGGTAATGCTCTGAATGCACGAGTAAGCCTTAGCATTTCCATTGCCATCTTGCCATATGCCTGTCTAGGATCAGCTTGTTTGCCTTCTTCGTTTGCTTTCCTTTGCAGTTCAAGAAGGCTACCATCGAGTGATTGTTCAGCAATATCACTAATGGAATCTAAACATACAGTCTCATAGGCCCCGCCATGTGCCTTCACAAAAGCATAAGCTTCTTGTAGCTCTGCAATACTATTTAGCTCTATAGCAGGTATATCTTTATTTGCTAATGAAAGCAACCCTGCTTCAGCTGATAGTATCAATGGCTTTGGTGCTGTACTGCACAATACAGTTTTACCTACGCCTGACTGCCCATAAATGGTTATCTTGACATAGTGTATATCACGTTTGGTTGACGTTACATTTATCATTTTATTGCCAATGTGCCTTGACCAGGCTTTGCAGTAACTGCTTGCCGTAAAATACTATCATCTGGTAACTTGTTATACAAGTTGATCTTAAGAGTTGGTTTCCAATCTAGGCAAAGAACTTCGTCTGTTGAAAGCTTTCCCAAGATGGCTAACTCTGCCCGATCTATCGTATAGTTTACTCTTGCAGTTGCGGTTACCTTAAATCCGCCAAAGATATCAGTTTTTGAGCCGATCTTAGTGTTTTTTAGCACCTTGGGAAGGATAAGGTTACGAAGGCGAACTTCTTGTTCTTTTACAGTTGTAAGAGTTGCTTTTGCTGCTAACCAATCTTGTACTAGTTGTTCATCTTTCATGTTTTATGCTCTATGTTTTGTGTTGGGGGCCCTGTTTTCGTCACACAGGTAGGGCTAAGCCTGCGATTAGACCACGTGATGAGCTAGGTCGTGACTGGCCCTGTTTTATGCAACAGGTAGGGCCAAGCCTGTATAACACCTAGACCTCGTACGCTAGGCCTCGTACACTAGGCTGCATTCTCTTGCTGTGCCCACTCTTTTGCAAAATTGACATACGTCAAAAAGGCATTTGCAGTAGACTCAGCATATCCTAGATCATTATGCATTGCCTGCACAAGATCTTTTCGTTGCATCGTAATGTTCTCTCGAATGTAGCTAACGAGCTCGCTCAGCGGAACACTATTACCCACACGTCCAGTACTAATACCGAGCTCACGAGTAGCTCGACTATACGCAGCTGCTGCCGAGTTAGCAGTATAGCCCATTTCGTTCTGAAGAGCTTCAACAACTTCAGTACGACTCTTATCCGCACCAATAAGTTCTGATACGAATTTGACCATATCCACAAGGCTATTGCGATTCTGCGAAGGCAGTTCCACACCCGCCTCTTCCGCATACTTACGGATATGAGCACCAGCAGTAGCTTCGCTTACATCAAAAGTATCCGCAATAAGCGTTAGCATCTCTTTGCGTACATCACTATCGGTGAGGTCTGCATCCTCAAGCATCTCATCGACTTTCTTCGTACGCTCTTTTGCCCCAAGGGTGATGCCCGCTCCCCGAGCTAACTTCTGGTATTCACGTACAGCTTGTGTGATATCGACACCACCTTCAGTAGCAAGCTTCATGATGGTAGCATTCTTGTCAAGATCTGCTTCTAATGCAGCTTGAAAAAGTTCAGTAAGTTCGGCCATTTTCTTCTCCGGTCTTTTCTCAAAGTGTAGGTATATTATACTTCACAATGAGATTTTTGTACAGCTAAAGTTTTCTATACGCCCATAAATTTTGCTTATTGGCCCTCCAATTCTGGATACATTTTGAGACATGAGGCTTGTACCTCTATTGCCTTGTTATACAAGTCTTTCAGCTTGTAAAAAAGAGCAGACTTTACAGGTTCTGGCTCTACAGGTTCTGGCGTTGGCTCTGGCTCTACAGGCTTGGCAGGCTTGTTTTCCGCCGTAAACTTAGCAGCTATTTCATCCTCTAGGGTTAGCCGATCACGTACCATAGCTGGATAATTCTTTGGAATTATGTCTGCTATTGTGGCTACTCCTACTTTTGCATATTTTCCTTGCTCAACAGCATCTAAATATTCACCTGCACGGCAATACTCAGTCACTGTTCCTTTTTGAAGCTCAGGTTCTTTTGGTTTATTTCTCAGCATATCACGGATTATAAACTGAGCATTACTTTTGTTACAACCTCCTTTATGTTGTAACTCAGCATAACAATGGCGTATTTCTTCTAAAAACGCCATACGATATTCACCTGACACTTGACTGTGAAGGTATTTTAGTATTGGCGTATAAGCCGTTAATACTGGCGTATAGTATGCATTGTAAATACCTTCAATGACTGCATTTGAGATGTAAGTTTTGTTCATTAGGTTTACCAGTTACGTTTGCTTGCAGGGAACATTGCTCTTACGATATGTACAGCTTCTTGAGTTAACTTTGCATTTTGTTCACCTTTGTCAGGGTGGTGGGCTTTACGATAGCCAGTGAGTATCCACGACATTGTCTCTTCAGTTACTGATCCTATGTTAAAATCAATACCAAAGAGTTTATACTGTTCACGACGCAGAGCTACGTAGTCTGTTGTATCACCCTCTCGTTTTGGTTTCTCTTGTTTCGGTGCCTCTTTTTTGATCTTTGTTGCTGTCCATAGCATGTTTATTCTCACGCATGCCCATTCCTGGCCGTCCGCCGTCTTTATTCCCAAGGAGGCGTCATCAGTATCTTCTAAGATATCAATGAGCTCTTCAGGTACGGTCTTGTCATACCGCCAGCGGAGTACCTCCTCTTCTACCTTTTTATCTTGCTCCTCTTGGGCTTTCGTAGCCTCAGTTGCACGTTCTGCTGCCTCCATCCGTAACAACTCACGGAAGTCTTTAACATCCCGTAATGTTGTATTTGGAGTTATGATATTAGCATCTTGGGCTTTCTTTAACTCTGCATCACTCATCCTAGCGAGTTCTACGAGAGTCTGATAGCTACTGGGTAAAAGGTGAGATAAATATCTCTCCAATTTCCGGCCATCCTGTACGGCAGTTATAAACTCACCTGCTTTAGCCCATTTTGATGGAAGATCATTTTTATAGCCAGTCCACTCTTCTACTTTCTTACGGTAGTAGTTACCTGGCCCGCCCAGTCCATCAAGTGCCTGTTGCTTGCATGCCATCTTGAATTCATAGATATCTGTAGCATGCTTGAATATCCACTCACGTGACTTACTCCGAGATAACTGGATCTTCTCTTGCCAGTCATGCTCGAAGGTTTTAACGTCTAGTTCATTCATCAGGTATACCCCATAGGAAAACATCAAATTGTGTTTTCTCTTTTTCAATTATTCTAGCTGCTTCTGTATATGTACAACCTAGTGCCTCCATAATATTGTTGATAGCTTCTTCATACCTGTCACGCTTCTCTACATCTTGTAGAGGTTCATTTAACCAGTCATCATAGTTCATCAGTGTAATGCCTCTTTATTAGGGGTGTGTTGCTCTATGTGTAGTACTTCATATGTGCCAAAATGTTCACCAAATAGCTTGGTCAACTGATTTAGCATACTCTGTACTGCTTCTGCTTCGCTGTCTCCTGTCATAGCTGCATATGTACAACTTATGCACCTACCACCGGATAACTCGAACATTAAAGTTACGATATACTCGTTCATCTCTACTTTCCTCTTTATTTATTTTCGAAGATATTATTATAACGCAAAAAATTTTAAAAGTAAAATTAAATATTTTTATGCGCATATAAAAATTATTTATGACCAGCATTGGTATTCCCCATAGGCTTAGCTTATAGCTATCATAGAAAAGTTTGTCTGTATTTTTAATCTCCAAAGTGTTATAATATACCCTTACAATGAAATAAGAGCATACTAATATGAATTTCAAGACCTGTAATACCTGTCATAAGAATCTACCTGATAATAAAGAATCTTTTCTGCCAGCTCTTAAGAAAGGCGGAATTTGGGGAACTACAATTAAATGCCGCCGCTGTGCTAATGCCAGTGCTGTTGAGCGGCGCCTTATTCGTGAAATCACCAAGCTCATGGAGCAAGCTAATGTATGAAGCAGAACAGTTTCTCACTTTATTAGACCCCACAGCTACTAAATTCCTGTTCGTTACTTTTGACGACTGTAAGAACAAGAATTATAACCTTACCCGTAACTTCTACGGTACGTTTGCGGAGCACAAAGATACTCTCGCAGATCTTAATTCCCAAGGCGCCGGTATATTCGTTACTGTCAACAAGACTAAAGGTAACCGCCGCCGTAAAGAAGACTTTATCATTGCCCGTGCTATCTGGCAAGAAGACGACATAGACAGTACAAAACGACCCGACATCCAACCGCACATTATAGTCGAGTCTAGTCCTAATCATTTCCATCGCTACTGGCTCACAATACAAACAGACATCCCAAGATGGGAGCGGGCGCAACTCCAAATGGTCCGCCATTTCGATAGCGACCCAGGTGCTAAGGATATAGCGAGAGTACTGCGGCTTCCGGGCTTCCGCAATAATAAACGCAATGCTGATGTCCGCCTGCTTAGTATAACTAGTCATGAGCCCTACTCTTGGGAAGAAATGGAGCGGGCTCTACTCATTCCGCAACCGGAAACCCACACAAATTCCGCCGCCAATCCGCCTCCCCAAGAGAGTACGCTTAGCCAGTATGTAGCACAGATAACGTCTGGCGAACATCTACATGCTCCACTACGGGCCATAATGATGATCAACGCCAATAAAGGCGAAGACCGCGAATATAACAAAGTCATCTGCACAGGACTCATCTCTGCTTGCCCAGACCTAGAAAGGCAAGCAAAAGCCGCCGCTGATCTAGACTCTATGCTAGACGCCACATACCGCAAGATAGCCGAAGAAACGCCACCACCCATAATCTTTTCCCCAAGGATAGAGCTAGACCTAGACTGGCCGCCCGGCCTAATGGGCGAACTAGCTAAAGCCGCCAATGATTTCTTTGTAATCCCTAACAAGACAGCCGCCATTGTAGCCTCAATCAGCCTGATAGCAGGCATTTGCGGCCGCAAGTATAACATATCCACCGGTGGCTTAAACTTATACACAACCATAATGATGCCAACTGGCGCCGGTAAAGATAGCATACGTAAGTTCTGCTACCGTGTGCTAATGGACAAAGGCATGCTAGGCACTAACGGTATGTCCTTCTTGGGTCCCCAGAACTTCACAGGTCCCAAGGCCCTGCTAACTGAACTCCAGGCTAGACCTAGCATGCTCTGCGTAATGACTGAAGCTGGCTTACTGTACAAGACCGAGTCTGGCGACAGAAGCGGCTTAACCAGAGTTATCCTGCAGGCATATACCAGTAGCGGCCAGCATGAAGTCATCGAGACTGAGCGATACAGTTCACAACAAGACTCAGTCGGCGTAGTGTATAGCCCAGCTTTGACTATCCTCAATGAAGCAACCCCTGTGACCTTACTCAACGAACTAAAACGCCGTGAGTCCATCAACACAGGCGAACTCCCAAGGATGTGGATATTCATGCTAACCGGCAAGAAGCCATACCCAAACCCGGAACCCCACCGCTTAAATCTATCCGCCGGCATAACTGACAACATTCGTGAACTCCTAAACTCTGCTTATGCAGTACAAACCAATAGTGTACCCGACGTTATAAATATACCCGTCCCAAGTGAGTACCGACTCTTCACCGAAGAATGTACAGACATCTACAACCGCCTAATGGAAGAACAACCAAATCATGCTATTATGTACTCCCGCGCTAGTCATAAAGTACTGAAGGTAGCCGCTATCCTTTCGGTTCTGGATAACCCACTAGGAACTCCAAGTATTTCGCCCCAAATGTGGAACTGGAGCAAGAAGTTCTTTGAGTATGAAATGCACAACATTGACCCTATCATAGGCAATACTAGCGATGTAGCTCTTGCTATGACAAAAGCTGCACATATCATATCTAAGCTCCTCAAAGGCGAATATACTGGCAAGAACAAAACTATTAACTCTGAGCTCAGAGCTCGAGGTATATTCACTGAGAGTACTTTCAAGCAAGCTGCATCTAATATACCAAGCATCCGTGATGCAGGTACTTCTATGAAATATGGCTCTCCCAAGAGTGGCTCCCGTGTCATGCTTGAGTATCTGCTTGCTGAAGGCTATGTAACTAAAGCCGTTATACCTCGTTCTAAAGGTTTTCAAGTTACAAAGCTATTTAGCGATTATTGTGCTACACTTCATCTTACAGCTTAGTCTAACCGATTATATTTAACAGCATTGTCATGTTGCGTAATAACTTGTAAGTTATCCTCACAATGTAAGCCACATACTGTACGTCCTTGTAATGGTACTATGTGGTCTACTACATATGTTGTATTAGATGATGCAGTCAAATATTTAGCTAATGTATAAAACTCTTTTATTTTAGCTAAATCTGCCCAAAGAGGTATAGCTTGTAATTTTGCAGCTCTACGTTTGCTACTATGTGCAGTCATAAGATCACTATTTTTTTCATACCATATTTTATTTCTTGCTTTAATTTGTTCTGCATGTTCTTTGTTATATGCTTGTGCTAATGCTTTATACTTCTCAGGTTTAGCAGCCATGCTTCGTTTACTAGATGCTCGGTGTTTTTCTTTATTTTCGGCTGCCCATTTAACTTGATATGCTTGTCGTTCTTTTTTATTATCTTGATAATATTGTTTACATCGCTCATTATGCTCAGGATGTTGTTTATACCAAGCTTTAGTTCGCTCTGCTGGAGTAGGTATGCCACAACTAAGGCAATACATAGAGAATCTACCTGTTGGTGTAAGACAAAATTCTCCCAAGGGTAGTGTACACTTACATTGCTTGCAAGCTTTATGTGTGCGGCCAGTAGAATCGATATTCATAGTTTTATTTACTCTTTCTAGCTTATCGAAAAGTGATAAAAGTGGTTAAAAGTGTCACTTTTAATCACTTCTCTTTTAAAATCATAGAGTTATAAGCATATCACTTCATTTTTGACCCCTGAGCGTACAGGGGGGTAGGGGTAGGAGATATAAATAAGTGACAAAAAAGAAAATATATAATAAAAAGAAAGACTTATATATATTTTATACACTTTTAAACCACTTTTTTCACTAGTTTACAGGCAATCAACAATGACAAACGCGAAACAGAAAGGCGCTAATGGCGAAAGAGAAGCATGTATCACTCTTGGGAAGATGTTAACTGGCATAGAGGGTGCTTCGCCCACTGGTACTCGGGTCCCGTATAGTGATTTACTGGAACGAAACTTAGAACAAACTAGATCTGGCGGGGCAGATATCATGGGTATTGCTGGGCTTTGCATTGAAGTTAAGCGATGTGAGACAGTAACGATACCAATGTGGTGGCGACAAGTTAACAGAGCGGCCGAAAACACTGGTACTTTGCCTGTACTCATGTATCGGCAGAATAGAAAGCCATGGACCTTTTGCCTGCCATCGTATCTGCTCGTAGTTGGGGCCAAAGGGTATCTCACTCTTGGGGAACCAGACTTCCGTGTCTGGCTTCGGCATTGGTTAGCCTAGTTTCTCATCTTTGGTCTCGGCCCCGGACTGTACGAGATAGACCATAGCCTGTGCTACGATCTTACTCTGATATTCCGATAGTACTGTGACTTTTTCAGTCTGTTCATTACTAATAGTCATACGCTTACCATTCGACCGGAGTATGAAGTTCGGGCCGATATAGAACTTACGGTCACCTAAGACTGATAGTGCTAATGCTAGTGCTTTATTCATCATCATCTCCTACATGTTAACCAACATCTTGTTGGCGGGTTTGGATGCCGTCTCTATGACAAACGCACGATCAACATCGATCGGGCAATTCATCTTGATGGCATCTACTTGGGAAACATAGACTAGTAGTTCGGGATGTATCATCACAAAGTAACATTTATCATTTGTGATGTCTCGGATAAGCCAATGAGCTTTCTTCATATCATGTCTCAAAAAGCATAGTAGTTTTTTCGAAACTACCATATATAAGTAAAAAATATATCGACATAGATAATCTATGCCGATATATCGCTATATAATTACTTTGTTACATACTTAACATATGCATCAACGTAATTTTGAAAGCTTAAGTAATGAAAAGCCGATGATTCTTTACAAAGGCCTTGAGCTTCGCACGCTTGGGCCAACTTACGACGGGAGCTATAGTTCCCGCGATTATCTATGATGAATTTAACTAATGCATCATAATCGGTCTTATGACTACTAGCTAATTTGGCTTCGAGCTCTTTGATTTTGGCTTCTAATTCGCTTGTGTTCATAGTATTTATCGATTTATTAACTCGAATAAAATTATTTTTATTCGATTTAAATATTATAATATAAATAAAAAAATAAATATAATTAAATATTTTTATATGCATATAAATTTTATATTATTATTATATTATTATATATTTATATTATTATATAATTATATATTTATATATTTATATATTTATATATTTATATTATATTATTATTATATTATTATATTAATATATATTTATATTATTATATTATTATATTATTATATATTTATATATTTATATTATTATATTATTATATTATTATATATTATTATAAGCTCAGTTTATTGAGATATAAATATAATTTATGAGCCCCTCTACGCACTCGAGCAAGCTCTCGTGCGGTCGTTTCGTGCAATTAAGTCCAGTTTTTACGCTATAAGAAAGAGCCCGCTATAAAAAATTATTTCGGGTTAAAATTTAAGCACAATAAGATAAATC